GTGTGTCTATATTGTGATGATTCATTGGTGATAAAAAGATTCGTTGACGAAATGAAAGGATTTGAAAAAATATGATAATACTTGTTGGAAAGAGTTGTTCTGGAAAAGATACGGTGGTTAAGGAATTAGCAAAGATGGGTTACAACAAAATTGTAACCTGTACTACACGACCACCAAGACCAGGAGAGATTGATGGAAGAGAATATCATTTTTTAAATAAGATGAATTTCTTAACCAAGATTGATTGTGGCAGTTTTGCAGAATACAGAATATACGAAACCGTCTCAGGAGCTTGGTATTATGGTTCTTTACTTGAAGATTATAATAAGTCACATTCTGTAATTATTCTTACGCCTGATGCTTTAGATAAGGTAATGAATAAAATTAATGAGAATGTAACGGTTATTTATCTTGAAGTGTCTAATAGAGAAATCAAGCGAAGAATGCTGAATAGAGATGTGGACAGAGTTGAATCTAAGAGAAGATACAAGGCTGACAAAAAGGACTTTAGACATATATCTAAGAAAGTTGATTATATTGTACATAACGAAAATAGAACAGCTTTTGAGACAGCCTTGATATGTAAGGAACTGGATGAAATCAAAGAAAAGAATAACAGAGAAAAATCAGAAGAAAGACAAGATCTATTGCAGTAATAGGACTTGTCCTTATATGGAATGTGTAAGGTATTACAAGAATATTCCATATAATGTATTAATTTTAAGAGAGAATTATAAATTGGACAAGAATAACAAATGTCCAAATATATTATTAGATTGGAGTGATGATGTATAAAACTTTATTGTGATTTTGACGGAGTTATCGTAGATACAATTGCTGCAATATGTGATTTGTATAATGAAGATTTTAAGTATTATAGCGATTACAAGTATATTCTCCCAGAACAGATTAAGACTTGGGATTTTGAAGAACTTAATTGTGCGAGTAGAGAATATATAAATACATATTTCAATCAACAGCGATTCTTTGATAGGTTAAAATTTATGCCGTTAGCTTATGAAACACTAAGAAAATTTGCATTACATAATGAAATAATTATTGTCTCTTCTGGTTATAGTCCTAATCTTAGAGCAAAGGAAAGATGGTGTAAAGAACATCTTCCGTTTTGTCAGTTTATAGGAGTTAATCTTAAAGAATATAAAGATAAATCTCATATAAATATGAATGGTGGCTTATTTATTGATGATTCTGCACATAATCTTGAGACTTCTAACGCAGAAACAAAGATTTGCTTTGGTGAAATTTATCCTTGGAATAAGGAATGGAATGGCAAGCATTGTTGGGATTGGAATATGATTCATCAGATATATAAAGCAGAATTGGAGGATTAATTATGTTAAGAGAGACTACAGAAATTAATATGGATAATATTACTACTGGTGATTGCATTGAATTGTTTGAATGTAAGAATATAAGAGTCGTTATTAATGATGGTAATGTTATTGGATTTGAGGAGGAATAAATATTGAAGGTAATTAAAAGAGATTGTTCAGAAGTTGATTTTGATAAATCTAAAATTTCAACTGCAATTCTTAAAGCAATGAAAAATGGTTCAGGTATTGTAAAACAAAAAATTGCAGAAGATATTGCAAACGAGATTGAAGAAGAGTGTAAGGATAAAGACGAAGTAAGTATCTCTGATATTGAATCAATGGTTTATGATAAATTGATTACTAAGAAGCAGAGACTTACTGCAAAAGCATATGAGGGATATAGAAGTATTCGTGAGTTTCAGAGAGAAAACGAGAATACAACAGATGAAGAAATTCATGACCTTGTAGAAGATAAAGACGAATATTGGAAAGATGAAAATGCAAATAAAAATCCAGTATTAAATCCTACCAAAAGAGATTATATTGCTGGATCTGTTAGTACAGATATGACAAAAAGATATTTATTATCGCCTGAAATAATTCAAGCTCATAATGAAGGAGTAATTCATTTTCATGACGCTGATTACTTTTTACAGCATATGCATAACTGCGGATTAGTAAATTCTGAAGATATGCTTCAAAATAATACAGTTATTAGCGAAACTCTTATTGAAACACCGCATAGCTTTTCAACTGCTTGTAATATTGAAACACAGGCAATTGCTCAGATTGCCAGCAATCAGTATGGTGGACAGAGTATATCACTTGCACATCTTGCACCATTTGTTAATGTGAGTAGAAAATCAATTAGAAAGAAAGTAACAGAAGAATTATATAATAATGGATTGATTAGTGAGTATAATGAAGACCTTGCAGAAGTCGTTAATATAACAAATAAACGATTAAAAGAAGAAATAGAAAAAGGTGTTCAAACAATCCAGTATCAGTTGGTCACACTTATGACAACAAATGGACAAGCACCTTTTATCACAATTTTTATGTATCTGAATGAAGCAAAAAACGAATGTGAAAAAGCTGACTTGGCGATGTTAATTGAAGAAATGCTTCGTCAGAGAATTCAAGGGGTAAAAAATGAAGATGGCATTTATATTGCTCCTGCATTTCCAAAGCTTATTTATGTATTGGAAGAAGATAATATTACAGAAGATTCTAAATATTGGTATCTCACAGAATTAGCTGCTGAATGCTCATCTAAGAGACTTGTTCCTGATTACATATCCGAAAAAATGATGCTTGAATTAAAAGGTGATGTCTATACATGCATGGGCTGCGTTGACGGAAAAGAACTTATTACATATAAGATTAAGAATAATTTATATGTAGAATCATTCGAAAGAATGTGGAGGAGGTTGTCTGATTCATTTGAAATCAAACACCAGTATTCCGAAGCTAATCCTAATTTATATATGGATTTATCAGAAGTAACGATTTATGATACAGAAAAAGGATTTGTTGAAACAAAAAGAATTATTCGTAATGTATCAAGTGAATGGTTGGATGTGGACTTTTCTAATGGTAGAAGATTATTATGTACAACAGATCATCCATTAACATTAAGAGATGGTAGAAATGTACATGCATCAGAATTGAAACTTGGAGACAAAATCTTAATCAACTCAAATCAATATAATGAAGAATCAATTCTATTCAATGCTGATAAAGCATGGCTATTGGGATTTATGTTATGTGATGGATGTTATCAAAACAACCATGTGTTTGCATCTATTGCTGCAACAGGAGAAAATGAAATTGAAGAAAAATTTAGCAATACATTTACTAAGTACTTCGGACTGAATGTTAAAACAATTCTACAAGAACGTGGTAAAAAAGGAACATATAAAGATTTATGTGCAATTTCAGATAATAACGGTGGAATTCAATATGTAGCAAATTATTTTACATCAAAATTTGGCGGTATCAATAAAGCAAATAGACAAATTCCAAATGAAGTATTTTCATGGAATTATGAAGCTAAACTTGCCTTTTTTGCAGGAATGATTGATGCAGACGGATATATCAATTCACATCAAAATGAAAAGAACTTTTCTACTGTTCAAATCGGCTCTACTAATAAAGAATTAGCACTTCAGCAAATGGCGTTAGCACAATCTATTGGAATCCCAGCTAAAATTTATCATAATCATTACACAAAGAAAAATCCAGAATTGATTAGATATAGGGTTGAATTTTACCCAACTGATGAATTAGTTGATTACATTGTATGCAAAAAGAAATGTGATAACTATATTGAATCAAATGTATCAGGATATGCTATTGAATCAGAGGTTATCAAGATTAATCCGATTCATAAAGAAATGTATAGTTATGATGTGACAACATCTAGTGAGCATTTTGAAGTTAGTGGTATTTATAGCCACAATTGCCGAAGTTTTCTGACCGTTGATAGATTTACAGATAAAGTAGGGAATATTGCAAACGCAAAGAACTTTGATCCAAGCAAACATAAATATTATGGACGATTCAATCAAGGTGTTGTAACAATTTCTCTTCCAGATATTGCTTTCTCGTCTGACGGAGATTTTGATAAGTTTTGGGAAATCTTTGAAGAAAGAACTGAGTTGTGTCATAAAGCACTTAGAGCAAGACACGAAAGATTACTTGGTACGTCTTCTGATGTAGCACCTATTCTATGGCAGCATGGAGCATATGCAAGATTAAAGAAACATGAAAAAATCGACAGACTTCTTTATGATGGTTATTCTACAATATCGCTTGGTTATGCTGGTTTATATGAATGTGTAAAATTTATGACTGGTCATTCTCATTCTGATGAAGGAATTGGTGAAGAATTTGGATTAAAGGTTATGCAAGCGTTAAATGATAAATGTAATCAGTGGAAACAAGCTGAAAACATTGACTATAGTTTGTACGGAACACCATTAGAGTCCACAACTTACAAATTCGCAAAGTGCCTAAAATCTCGTTTCGGTAGCGACATCTTTGAAAAATTAGATGGTTTTGATAGAAATTATATTACTAATTCATATCATATTCCTGTCTTTGAACATATTACGGCATTTGAAAAGTTAAGAATCGAATCAAAATTTCAGAAATTAAGTCCAGGAGGAGCAATTTCATATATCGAAGTACCAAGTATGAGTCATAATATTCCTGCTATATTAGAAGTCATTAAGTTTATTTACAACAACATTATGTATGCAGAGATTAACACAAAGAGTTGTTATTGTGAAAAATGTGGCTTTGATGGTGATATTCCTCTTGTATCAGATGAAAACAATAGACTTAAATGGGAATGTCCTAACTGTGGGAATACTGACAATACAACAATGGATATAGCATTTAGAGTTTGTGGCTATATTGGTACTGCAAAAAATGGTGGTAATCAGGGTAGGTATGGTGATATTCATGATCGTGTTTATCATTTGGACGATATGGAATATACGGAGGATTAAATATGAGATATGCGAGTATACGTAACCTTGATATTTCAAATGGAGAGGGAGTAGGAGTCTCCCTCTTCGTTCAAGGTTGTCCATTTCACTGTTTTGGTTGTTTTAATTCTGATACATGGGACTTTAATGGCGGTAAGGAATGGACAGAAAAAACAAAAGACAAATTCATGAAACTTATTAATAGACCATATATTAAGCGAATATCTTTCCTTGGTGGTGAGTGTTTAGCTGAACAGAATCTCGATGAAATCTTATCTCTAATCAAACAAATCCGTAATTCATATCCTAATAAAACTATCTGGCTTTATACAGGATACCATGTGTTTATCAACTATCCAGAATCTCACAGACAACACAAAGTAATTTTATCAACAAGACCTAATGCATCAACCAATATTATATATGATGATGAATTATTTTTTAAGAAGAAAGAAGAAGATAGGAAACGCAGTGAGATAATTTTCAATGTAGATGTGCTTGTTGACGGAGAATATATAGATGAACAGAAAGACCTATCATTAAAATGGCGAGGCAGTAAAAACCAACGAGTAATTGATGTAAAGCAGTCTCTTGCTCAGAACAAAATGGTTTTATATTGTGATTAATTCAAGGAGTAATTAAGGAAGAATAATTATGAATGATAAAGAAGCGTTAGAAAAATTAAAAGCATATCTTAAATGCCAGAAAAGACAGGTTAAGGGTATTCATGAAGATTGTAATAATAAGAAGTGTGACAACTGCGATTTATGTTATATGCAGGGAACTACAGGGGAACATATTGAAGCTATTGAATCAGCAATACAGTCACTTGAAAACTATAAAAGGGTTATTAAAAGATTGAAAAAAGAGTTAAAGCTTGCCGAAGATATAGAGAAAAGAGCCGTTAAAGAAAATCCTTTGCAGTTTGATCGTGTTAAAGGATATGCAGTAGGTATTTATAATGCATTAGAATTTGTAAAAAATGGTGGTAAGGAAGAATAATGAATAAAACAGATGTTCAAAAAGGTAAAATGGTCTATTATGCTCGAATGCTCAAACCAGTAGGAATATATGAAGTATGTGATTTATATGTAAGAACAGTTAGAGATGATTATTTCGTTGGAACAGATAAGCGTGACAAACATGCTTATCTATTTTCCTATAATAAATTGGATAAGACAATATAGATACTGTTTTAGAAGCAGAAAAGAACGCTCCTAAAGTAAGTGATGAACAAGAGTATGAGGAATATTAATAAGAGAGGTGAACAACTATAGGATATTTATATGATAAATTCAAGGGGAAATATAGAGTTTTATGCCCTGTAAATAAAGATACTAACGACTTTAACCGTAAGCTCAATGGTACTTTAGAAGATATTGACTGTTATATATCTTGTCAATATGGTAATAAGGTATTCTATTATGGACATAATACATTACAAGCATATGTTCCTTCTTTGATTAGAGGACACAATATTATTAAAACAATTCAGCAATCTGATCCATCTCTTATATTTAATATAGAAGAAACGGATTCAGAAATTCTCTTTAAATTCAAATATGTCAATTCAGACAAAGTTATTCCATTGTTAAAACCAAG